TTTTTTCTTTATGATGAGTTATCAGAAAACAAAGGATTAAACGAATCTGTCGCTAATGAGTTTATTCACGAATCTATTACCGCATATGAGAACTTGTATAATAAAGTACAACCTAAAAATCTTAAAGAATTAAAATATTGGGTTGGTCATGTACAATGTGAAAACAAGTACGAAGAAATTGATAATTTGTTCTCATCAAACATTTTAACTTTAGAGAGTAAAATCAAAAGTAAAAAAGTTTTAGTTGAAAATTTGAAAAAACAAAAAGAGGTACAGAAAGACGCTATCAAAGTCCCTTTAAATACAATGGTTAAAATTGCAAACAGAACAGTTGAGTCTTATATTTCATCTTTGAACGAGAGTGAGAAAAAAGAATTAGTTAAAATTTTAAACACACCTAAGTCAGTAATTCAAGAAAATTACGAAAAAGAAAAAGAAACAGTTTTAGAAAAACTATTGGAAAATAAAGGAAAAGAGAATGACGGTGAAACAATCAAAACGATTGATCAAGTTATTGAAAAATTACAAACTGAATCTTTTTCTGAAATTAATTATTTTAAGTTAAAAAACTTAAGTGAAGGACTTTAATCTTTTTGAGATTTCAATTTTTGAATATAAGTCGCTTTTTTTATCTGATCTCTTTTAGTTACAGATTTTTTTGTATACTCTTTACGGTCAAACAAAATAGCATTTTGTTTTGTTTTGATTAATTTACCTTTAAGGTCCTTGATTGCCTTTTCTATATTACCTTTTTTTACTTCTACTAATAACATTATTTTTTGGATTGTTGATATAAATATAATAATTCGTTACAATTATTCAAAAATAAACTGTTGAGAGATGAAAAATTTTTATGAAAAAAGGAAAAACGGTAAAATTAAACGGGTACAAATCGTTTAAATCACAATTTGGAACAATAGATTCCACAAATCTAAAATCAATATTTTTGAATATACAAACTTGGGTTGAGCCAAAAGAAGATATTGAAAATTGGAATAGAGTTGTTTTAAACATGACAAGAAGTGTTAAACATTCAATTTTAGAAAACATAAACAAACAAACTTTTGATACAAAGTTTATAGTTGATTTAGACCTTAGAACAAGCGGCCTACAATTAAAAAAGAAATCTTTCATGAATTTAGAAGTAAATTTATTCTTAATTGAGCCATTAGATTTTAAATCCCCAAAATTAAAAAAACAAGTAAAAAATCTAATCAAATCAGTTTACGGTGATGTGCTAAGTGGAAACAGATACTTCAAATTTTATCTAACAAAAAACGGAAATCAAAAACCAATAAAGAAAGAAACTGAAACTATTTAGTATTTATTAATAAAAATATTAGATGAACGAGCTAAAAATATTAGGACCAAGAGATTCAGGTAAAGGAATTCTTGTTGAATACGATGCAGGGTATATAGATCCAAACGAAAGAAGAAATTTATCTATGATTAGAGAAAATCGTGATATGTTAGATCACTCAAAACCATTTGAGTTTTATGCTGTACTTCAAAAATATAATACACCAAATAGGAACGGAAGAATCTATCCTGAAAAAATTCTTAAAAGAGAAGCTGATAACTATAAAAAAATGATCCAAAAAGGAACGGCTCTTTCTGAGTTGAATCACCCTGAATCATCTCTAATAGATTTAGATCGAGTATCACACGCCATTACCGATATATGGTGGGAAGGTCCTGTCTTGTTAGGTAAACTGAAATTACTTACAAGTCCAGGTTTCCACGAAAGAGGGATTGTTTCTACAAAAGGAGATTTAGCCGCAAACTATCTTCGTCAAGGTGTAACATTAGGTATATCTTCTCGTGGTGTGGGGTCACTAAAAAAAGTTGGTGAACAAAATGAAGTACAAGATGATTTTGAATTAATTTGTTTTGACTTGGTATCTTCTCCATCTACGCCAGGTGCATATCTTTTCAGAGATAAAGATGAAAGAATGAACTTTGAAGAAAACTTAGATGAGGAAAAAAGAATGCAGGCCGAAAGACATATTGGATCTGCTGGTGGTAATTCGCTTGACTTAATGAATAGATTGACCGATTATTTGAACAAATAATTAATTATGGACGAAAAATATTTTATTGCAAAAATTACTACAGACATGCCTGATGAGAACACAGGCAAGGTTAAAAAAATGAGAGAAGAAAAACTTGTTAAAGGTTATTCACCAACTGATGTCGAAGCAAAAGTGACAAAAGTTTATGAAAATTATTCTATGGATTGGAGAATTACCGCAATAGTTGAATCTAAAATCGATGAGGTTATAGAAAACTAAAAGAAAAAAATTTCAACGGAAAGGGAAAGGGACGAAATGTTCTTTTCCCTTTTTTTTTGTCTAAAAGTACTGTTATACGAATTTTTTTAAAAAAAGTGAATATTTATTAGAAAACTATTTAAAAAAAAATGAGTTATAACAAAAATGTAGTAGAAGACGCACTTTTCCAAATCAAGAATTTGGAGGAGACTCTTCAAGAGAATGCAAAAGGAATACTTCAATCTACGATGAGTGAAGAAATCAAACAATTGGTAAAAGAATCTCTTAAAGAACAAGACGACGAGATTGACGAACCAACACCAGACGCTAACGCACCTGAAGACATGGACGATGATGAAATGGCTATGGACGATGATGAAATGGCTATGGACGATGATGAAATGGCTATGGACGATGATGAAATGGCTATGGACGATGACGAAATGGCTATGGACGATGACGAAACTATCGACATGACAGATGCATCCGACGATGAAGTTTTAAGAGTATTCAAAGCTATGGGGGATGAAGACGGAATTATTGTTAAAAAAGATGGTGAAAATATTCATCTTAAAGACGGTGAGGACGAGTACATGATTCATTTAGGTGAATCTGATTTGGAAGACATTGACATTGATTCTGAAGATTATTTTGAAATGGATGAGGACATGGAAATGGATTTTGAAGATGACGAAAGAATTTACGAAATTGAAATGGATTCTCAAGAGGTTGATGAAGATGATGATCTATACGGGGATGCTGAAGTAGATTTTGAGGGTAATCGTTATGGAATGGATGAGGAAGATTCTGACATGGTGTTTGAAATCGAAATGGATGGCGAAGAAGATGAAATGTTTGGAGGTAACAAACATGATTTCCACAGACGACATGGCCATAAAATGGGTGATGTTGGTGGTGGAAAATATGGTAAAGGTGGTCATTATAAAGACTATGAAATGGAAGAAGGTGTTGATATGTATGAAGACATGGATTATGAAGAAGAAGACGAAATCGAAATGGCTGAAGGTATGGATTACGAAGAAGAAGATAAATTCGAATCTGTAATGGAAGCTGTAAAAAAATCATTGAAAAAATCTGTAAAACCAAAAGGTGTTGGAATTGGGAGTGGTCCAAAATTCTCATATGACAAAAAACCAAATATGGGAGGTGGATTTAATACTAAGAAAAAAGAAGCTTTTGGAAAAGGTACTAAAGCAATGGGTACAGGAAAAGCAAAATTTGAATATAAAGAGGGTGAAAACATGGAGAAAGGATCTATGAAAAAAGTTGAAACTAAGGAAGCCGTAAGAACTAATAGTTACACAAGAGCTAACAAAGTTGGAAACAGAAAAGGATCTAATCAAAATGTGAATAGACAAGAGATCAGACAAAGACCTAATACAAGAGTTAATGAAAGTAGAAATAATCAAGAAGTTCAATTGTTGAGAGAAAAAAATGAAGAGTACAGAAAAGCTCTTGATGTTTTCAGAACAAAATTGAATGAGGTTGCAGTTTTCAACTCTAATTTGGCTTACGCAACTCGTTTGTTCACTGAACACTCAACGACAAAACAAGAAAAAATAAATATTCTAAGAAGATTTGATAATGTTGAATCTTTGAAGGAATCAAAAAATCTGTACAGATCTATCAAAAACGAATTGAGTACTGGTAGTTCTTCATCAGAACAAAAAATAAACGAGTCAATTGAAAGAACTGTAAACAGATCTGTTGAAACAGGTTCATCAGTCAATTTGATTGAATCAAAAACTTATGAAAATCCTCAATTCTTGAGAATGAAGGATTTGATGGGTAAAATAAAATAAACATAAACCAAAAATAATAAAAAAACCAAAAAAATGGGAGCATTATTAGAATCAGGTCTTGTAGGTAACATCGGGTTAAAACACCTTAAAGTTATCAAAGAAGACACAATTAACAAATGGGACAGATTAGGCTTCTTAGATGGTCTAAAAGGTCACTTAAAAGAAAATGTAGCTCAGTTATATGAGAACCAAGCATCTTTCTTGATTAACGAAGCAACTTCTGACGGTTCTTCTAACGGAGCGTTTGAAACAGTTGTTTTCCCAATCGTAAGAAGAGTATTCTCTAAATTGTTGGCTAACGACATCGTATCTGTACAAGCAATGAACTTACCTATCGGTAAATTGTTTTACTTTGTACCTCGTATCCAAGGATACCAAAACGCTACATCATTAGATGCTAACGGATACCCTCAAACAGGTGTTCAAGACTCAGGTGGTGAGCACTACGCACCAGTAGGATCACCTAACAACCCTAACGGAAATCCAAATCAAGGTTATCCAGGTGCTGATCAACCTAACTATCCTTACAAGAAAGATCTTTATGATTTATTCTACGAAGGAAATGAGGCTGACTTAGACCCTCCAGGATTATTTGACTACTCTAAAGGTAAGTGGACCGCAGTTACTGCAACAACAACAATCCAAGCTTGGGTTGGTGGTGATTTAGTAGGTACAGGTATCAATGACGGAAGTCAATATGAAATTCCAGCAGGAAACTACAGAAAAGTTATCATGAAACTTTGTGGATTTGCTAACGCAGGAACAGGTAAATTAATTGGTCCTGATGGTAATGAAATGGACACTGAGTCTTTCCTTTCTGACTTGAGAATTTATGGTACAACAAATATTTCCGCAGCTACTACACCTTGTCAAGTTCTTACAGGAACATCTGCAGGAGTTACGGTTTTCAAACCATTATTGTTCAGAGTAGTAACTCAAATCTATGGTAAAGGGATCGTTCAACCTACAAGTACTAACACAGCAACTGTATTCAGAAACTCAGGTAACGCAACAAACACTAACACAGGTAACGGTGGTAACTACAACGATATTTGTGACCAAAATGGTTGTATCTATTTAGAGGTAGATATGTCTTGTCCTGTATGTGCTGACTGTGATGCATCATCTTTAGATGGTTACACAGGTACTACAATCTATCAGGCTCCATCTGGATCATCATTCATCGCATGGTATAGAAGATATGCTAACCTTGAATTTGAAGATCAAATTGGTGAGGTTTCTTTTGACCTTGAGTCAGTAACTGTATCTGTTACAGAAAG